CGTTTAACAGGGTGGTATTATCCGCGCTGAGGCTGCTTGGAAACTGCGAGTAAATCTCATTGTACAAATCGCTGCCTATGGTATCGCGCAAGGTTACTTCCTGCGCTTCCTGCAAGGACATCTGGATGAGTTTGGGGTCTAAATTGTCCTGTATCGGTGTATTTTCTTTGATGTACACCGTGTCAATGAAATACTTGAAACTCATCCTATTCGCCTCCTGTAAAGTTTACTTTCCCAAATGTGCCTGCATTGCGGAACGTGCGTGTTAGTGCCTGCAATGGTGCGCCATCCGCCGCGCCGCTGCCATACGTTGTAACCTAATTCGCGGCTCATTGCGTCTATTTCTTCGCGGCTGTAAAGTTTGTTTTCCTCTACAAGGAACTTGCAAAAGTCACGGGAGGTATCGAGCAGCAAAGGCCCGCCCACATCGGGGTTTTTGCCGTACTTGTACAGAACGAAGATTTCTGTGTCAAGCCCGCCGCTGTCAGCGATTGACCGCGCCCCGCTGTCGGTAATTTTAATCTCCGTGTTTGTCCATTCAATCAGCCGATTAGCCTGCATGGTTTTGAGGATGTTCGCTGCTTCCGTTGTGGTCATCCGTGCGCCCTTTGCGAGTTCTTCCAGGGTGGCTTTTGCATTGTCACGAATCACCGCCACAAGGCGCAGTTCGGGGTTGGTTAGTTCTGCAAAGGTTTCAGGCAGTTGTTCAAAATCAGCCGCGCTGCGTCCGTATTTGCGAAAAACCGCTTTATCCGCTTCGTCATTCCAGCCGAAAGGGTTTTGGGCAGACATGGCCACGGGCTGTTCTACCTTTAGGCCAAGGCTTTCGCGCACTTCGTCACGAGTCATGATGCCAGCGGTGAACAACTGCACCGCATCCTCTCCTGCAGGTTCTGCGGCAATGGTGTACAATTCTCCTTCTTGCCCGGTTGCGTTGAACATGGTGGTCAGCACTTTGTCCATCTGAGTCCTTTTAGGCGCAACATAGGCCCGGTCGAAGACCTCATAAGCCTGTTTTAGTTCGTTACGGCCTCCGAGTTCACCTGCCACACGAACACCGAACAGCATTGGCGAAGTGACCCGGTGAGCGTAGAAGATGTTATCGCGGACCGTTTCGGAAAGTTGCAGGTATTGTTTGTCGAAGTCCCCGGGCATTAAGTCCACAACCTGCAAAGGGTCTTCGCCCTTTTCCATCCAGCTGATCAGCACGCCATTCGCGTTTTCTGTTCCTGTGGTGTTGGCCTTAAACTTGCGGTCAAACTCTGCTTTGATGTCTTCGGTTGGCTCTCCTTTGAATATCTGAATGATTTTCCCGAGGGAAAAACCGTTTGAAATGTTGTTGTAATGGAAATCAGAAATCTTCGTGTCAATTTCAATATACGTGCGGGCCGGGTACCAGTCAGGAAGAGGGTAAACGCCTTCGCCTGCCCTGTATTGTTTGAACCAAAGTACCTGTGTACCTCCGGGCTTTTCCAAATCAAACGCGGGAAATTCTAAACGCTCTTCGCGCTTGTCGTTCCAATCATCGCTGTACCACACCTTAGAAGCGTCCTTGTTCACTCTGCACTTATCGAAAGGCAGGTGATACCAGTACAGCACACGCGTTCCAGGTGCGTTCCAGATGGCTTGAAACGCAAAGCCGCCGAAGTTTTCCAAATCCAGCGAAGCCTTGTACTTGATGTCCTGCCAGCTTTCGTAAGGGTTCGCGTAATCAAGTGCCTTATGTGCGCCTACCCTTTCGCCTACCGTACCCTCAACACGAACAGCGGTTTCCTTACCCGCGATAAAGTGCGCCTTTTGGGTTACAATCGCATTGTGCAGGGAACTGCTGTTGTATAGGTCAAGAATAACCGCTGGGAAATTGTTCCGCTGCCCGTATTCGTACCACTCCTGCCCGCGCGCCTCTTTGAACTTAGGCGGGGGTGCAACGGCAAAGTTGATGCGCTGAAATTCTACTTTCATTTTATCTTCAATACGCCGCTCTCAACGGCTTCGTTAGCTAAGGTTGGGTCGGTGTTTACCGCGCTTGACTGGGCGTAGATGGTGTACTTGTATTCGCCCTTTTCCCATGCGCTACTCTGCGCCGTGGTGATGTTGAACTGATTGTAACGCGTGGGAAAGCTGCTCAAATCCGTCACCAATAAATTATAGGTGATGTCGCGTTCCTCGCGGTTGTTCAATGACAGCAGGAAGTAATAAGGTGGATTCAACGTCACCTTTTCCGTGGCCGTCACATATAAAGTCGATAATTGGGACGAATCAATGATGAGCATTTCCTATAATGGGAAAAGTTGGTTTTTGTCGTAAATTCGCTTATGCGTTATCCGAAAAGTTGGAATGAAGTGAATTTAGCGCAACTGCATGAACTTGACCTGCTTAGGCATCGAACTGACCTCGACGCTGAAGAAATCATGAACCAGATTCTTTCGGTTCTTTCCAATCAGCACATCGAAGAAATAGAAAAGCAACCTCACACCGAGCGCATCGCGGCCTATCGAAAGCTGACCTTCCTCAACGAATACCCCTCGAAAAAGCCAAAGCGCAAAAGGTTTAAACTGGGCGGCAAGTGGTATCGCATCGTAACCAACCCAGCTGAGGTTTCCGCTGGCGAATACGCCACACTTCAGGTGGTGGCAGCGGATGGAAAGTTCATTGAAAATATGCACCAGGTTATCGCCTGCCTCATGATTGAACAGCAAAGAAAGTGGTTTCGCTGGGTGGACATTCGGTATGATAAATCACGCAGCGCGCAGGAATTTCAGCGAAAAGCGCAAATTATCATGCAAAAAATGCCAGTCGGGCAAGCCTACCCATACGCGCTTTTTTTTTCGACGCTCTTACCCGAATTATTGAAAGCTTCCCTGGTTTATTTCCAGAAGCAGGAGAAGAAGCTGAGGAAGCAGGCAACGACTGGTTAGGAATGTTTTACAGAATGGCAGGGAAGGACTTAACAAAAATGGACGCTGTAATGGCAATGCCCCTAATGGAGTTCTTCAATTACGCTGCCATGCTGAAAACGATAGACAAAGAACGGGCCGACAGGCTGAACAAGGCAAGCAAACTCAGCTACGAGGCATACATGAGCGCACTTTTAGGCGAATTGCTATGAAGATAAAGTACAACCGCCCACCGCTCGCCCCCTACCAAATTGCTATCCTCGACAGCACGGCGCGCTACACCGTGACCGCTGCATCCACGAAGGCAGGGAAGACCGCCTCGCATATTGTGTGGCTGTTTGAAAAAGCCCTTCAGGGCAAAAAAGGGCAGTCGTTCTGGTGGGTTGCACCCGTGTACGGACAGGCAGAAATCGCGTTTCGCAGGTTTAAGCAGCAATGTTCCGAACGGTTGTTTGATGCGAACGAAAGTAAACTTCGATTGACCTTGCCAACGGGAGCAATGATAGAATTTAAGTCAGCCGAAAAACCCGACAACTTATACGGGGATGATGTGTATGCAACCGTTTTTGATGAGTTCACCAGGGCCAGGGAAGAAGCCTGGTTTGCGCTGCGTTCCACCCTGACCAAAACACGCGGGCAATGCAAGCTGATTGGTAACGTGAAAGGGAAAAAGAACTGGGGCTACCGATTGGCAGAACGTGCAAGGCAGGGGGAGGATGGTTATGAGTTCCACAAAATAACCGCTTGGGACGCGGTCGAAGCGGGCATCCTGGAACGTGAGGAAGTCGAGCAGGCAGAACGCGACCTCCCCGCGCACGTCTTCAAAGAGTTGTATTTAGCCGAACCCGCAGACGATGACAGTAACCCGTTCGGACTTGACCACATTCGCAGCTGCATCGAACCTTTAGCGCAAGGGCCTGTTGAGTGGTACGGCATTGACCTTGCAAAATCCAGAGATTGGACTGTAATAATTGGACTTAATCAGTCCAAAAAGGTAGCGTTCTTTGAGCGTTTCCGGTTAGACTGGAAAGCAACACGCGACACCGTGCAGCGGATTGTCGGCAGAACGCCTGCGGTCATTGACAGCACTGGAGTAGGTGACCCGATTGTGGAAGACTTGCAAAGGGTCTGCCCTCGGATTCAGGGGTTCAAATACACCTCTATTAGCAAGCAGCAAATTATGGAAGACCTCGCAGGCGCAATCCACGGGCGGGAGGTTGTGTTTCCTGACGGCCCGATAGTGGATGAACTGATGAACTTTGAATGGACACACACAAGGACAGGCATTTCTTACAATGCTCCTGAAGGGCTGCATGATGACTGCGTGAACGCGCTTGCTTTGGCCCTGAATTGCTCTCGGGTAAATAAGAAAGGGCTATTTCTACTGACATGAAAACACCTATTGAAATCCTCGCCTCCGAATCATGGCCAGAAATGGTCTGCAAAAAGTACAGCCCCGCGCATTGGAAAGACCTTCAGCAGGAATTGTTCCTACTCATTGCCACAGAGTTGAGCGAAAAGGCAGCACGGGCGCACGAGGCAGGGTATTTTGAGTTTTTCTACATTCGATGTGCTGCGAACCTTTGCAAGCCGAACGGAACTTTAGGAAGTATCAACATTGGCACGGACAGCATCGAAGGTTGGGATATTGCCGAGGAAGAAGACGAATGGCGGGAAAGGAAAGAAGCTGATGTGCAGGAGAAATTGGATGCTATTGCAGCGGTGCAAAGCCGTGAGCCGTGGTACGTCTGGAATGAGCATGCGTAAAATACACCGCCTTACAGGTATTGCGCTGAATGAGGTGAGCAGGGTTATTAATGACTTCAGGGCGAAGTGCATGGAGGAATACCTGTAAAGCAAAAAGGCCACCCCGAAGGATGGCCAATTCACACCATAACACAAAACGTGTACGAAGTTAGCTAATATTCAGCGAATTTAAAACAGCACTTTGCACGATTTGCGGGGGTTCTTTTTCCGCATGGGTAAAGGTCAGGTCATACCCAGTCATGTCACCAAGGGCCACGCCTGTCATAAAGCTGCCTGCGGTCATGTCCATGCCGCGAGCAAGGCCCATAGCCCAATAATCGCCAGCATTGGTTTTCACGATAGCCACAAGACGGGCAACGCTCAACAGCTTTACTTCATTGCGCTTCGCGGTGGACAGCTTGCGCAACTTGATGTTCAGTTCAGCAGAGTTGAACACCGTGCCATTTTCCACGCTCGGAGTGATGGTGTTGGTGAAAGAAGCGGTGTCTTTTGGCAGTTCGTACTTGAAAAACGATTTACCCCCTGTGAGGGTTAGTGCGGACACTTCGCCGCTGGCTGAAGTGTAGGAGGAAACTGCTTCGTATTCAAGCAGCCATATCTTGTCTACGCCGCCGACGCTGTCTTTACAGTCGTGGCTGAATCCGGTGGTGAGAATGCAACTCATATCTTTTTCTTAGGGTTTAAAAAGAAAGGGCGGGCAATTTTACCCGCCCCTTCGGTTAATGATTCCTGTTCAATTACAGGGTGAAGTACACAATTTGAGTTGGGAAGGCAACCTGAACGCCGTATTTGAACTCGGCGTTAAAGATTACGTTTTTCTTCACAGGGTCAGAGATGAACTCAAAATTCTCCTCTTCGCCCACCAGGTCAGTTCCAATGAAGTAGTTTGACCAGTAGCTGAAGTGGATTTTGTTTGAGCCATTCAATCCTGGCAGGCCATACACCTTTGTTCCGGTGATAGGCTCGATAACCATGAACTGCTCACCAGTTTCGGGGTTGTAGTGGTAATTGTTCGCGGCAATCAGGTGCTGCTTGTACAGCAGGAAGGTGTCAACGCCCATTGCGAAGAAGCGGTCTTCTTTAGCCAAGATTGCCTTACCGTCGGTGCTTGCCTGCGCTTGGTTGATCATCTTCAGGATCGCGTCGTCGATGTTGGCAACGGTCAAAGAAGTGAGCTGAGTCCAGCCGCCGCCGGTTGATGGGTTGCCTTCGATTGGGTCACCTGCGCCACCGAAGCCAAGGGCGGTCAGGATGGTGTTGAAACCGTCGAACTGATTTGCAGCGACAGTTCCCTGCCAGATGTCTTCTTCCAGAGCATCAGCGATTTTCGCGATTTTCTCGTTTCCGATTTGGTCAGCGAAAGGCAACTCATTGTCACCACCTGAGCCGGCAGCCATCTGGGTTTGCATCCACTTGGTTTTGAGTGTCTTAGGGCACAATGTTTCGTAGACTTGAATATCGCCTACGCTCAAAGTGCGCTTGCTGAAGGTGGTGCTTCCTGAAGTGGTAGGTTCGCAGCCGTTAGCCTGGAAGAAAACGGTGCTGTCGAGGATGTTCAGGTTGTCGCTGGTTTTAATTCCTGGGATTACCTGTCCAGCTGCCTGAAGCATACTGGCTGTTTTGCCTCCGAAGAGGGCTTTGTACAGCAG